CCGCGCAGCGTCTCCCCCAGGTTGATCCGCTGCGCCTCGGCTTCCGTGATGTGCAACCGCACCCGCTTCGCGTCTCGCGAGGTCGCGAAGGATGCCCCCTCGCAGTGCACCGGCGTATCCTGCTGTGCCTCCATGACCAAACGAGCGCCGCTCCGGGGTGGCACGCGCCAGTGCCAGTCGGCAACGTTCAACTTCGCCAGTTCGCCCGGCATGTGCCCGATGAGGCACGGCGGAATGCCCTGCACGTCGATGGCAAGCTGCGTCACCTTGCGGTACGTCTCCACAGCCTCGGGAGGGAAGGCGTCGAGCCGCGTGGGTTTGGGCGGTGGCGGCGGTTCCGGTGCAGGCGGCATCCCGCGCTTCTCCGGTTCCCTGTCGGGGTGCGGAGCCGCGGACCGCTCGGCGTGGGGACGCAGGAAGGTGGCGTAGTTGTCACTCATGCCCTCGGCTCCTTGTGGTTGATGCGGGTCCAGCCGCGCGGGTAGTTCCGAAAGGCGCGGCGGATGCGGTAGCGTTCGATGGCGTCGAGCGTCCAGTTCACTGCGACGAGTAGGACGTAACTCAGGCCGAGAGTCGTCAGCCACCATTCGATGGCCTTGCCGGCAAGCGTCATGGTGCCTCCCTCCAATCGCACACGCGGTCCTTCTCGCGTCCACCGTCGGCGACGGTGAAAAGCATGCCCGCTTCAAGGCGACGCCCGGCGAGTTTGGCGCGATACGCCGGCTCGTAGCCGCTCAGGTCCGCCAGTGGAACCTTGCAGCGGATGCAGCGCTGCGGACCGTCTCCGGGATGGTCGGCGACGTGGAGCACGCTCACGGCCGCCCCTTCTCGTTGGGGATCGCCGCGACGGCATCACGCGCGCACCGCGCGGAGCAAAGCCACTCGGAGTTGACGACGTGCCACCCCTCGGGGCGGTGTGCGCCGATGAGGTACGGTTCGGTTCCGGGGACCATCGACAGAAGGACGGGCTCCTCCATCTTGAACCCGCAGCGCGAACAAGTCGTGACCCGCTTACCCGTGACGTACTGGACTGGCATGCTCATCGCGTCTCCTCCCTGCGGTTGTTCATCCTTCGGCGCCACATGGCGCGTCGCTGCCAGTAGCGAGAGCGCCAGAAGAGGGCGCATCCTTGGATGGTGTATCCTGTCGCTTCCAACGAAGCGCGCGCATCATACGACGGGATCTCGCCGATGCATGGACCGCTGTACTCAAACGCCGTCACGATCGGAATCGGGTTTCCATCGATGGTGACTCGGACGCTGGCCGCGGAGTACCTCATCGTCTCGCCTCTGGCTCCATCCATTCGTCCATGCATCGCTTGATCTCAACGGCGAACAGACCGCTTGGACGGTTGACGGTTCCATCGTCGAATTCCACGTCCACAGAAAGCCACTCGCCCTGAACTTCGCGCACCGCCACCACGCGCCGAGACGACGGCCGGAACTCGTCGTAAATCTGCTGTGCCTTTTCGATGGGAGTCATCGTTTGACCTCCACGACTTCCACGGGCCACGCACCCATGCCGAGAAGCACGCCGCGGTCACGCATGGCGCCCTCTGCGGGTTCGGGCGTGGTCGCACCGATGCGGCCGTGCAGGCGGTAGTGCACGACGTACCGCGTCGGCTCAGCGACGCTGAACACGTCCCCGCGCGACGCAGGCGGCAACCGCTCGCGGTCCATGTGCAGTTGACCCCTGCTGTCGACTCGCGCGGGGATGCGCATGCCATCGGCAAGCTCAACCTCCACGGGGCGGTCGCTCGCAGGGGCGGATGCGTTGCGGGTCATGCCCATGCTGACTCCACGACCCGCGCATCTACGAGCGGGTTGGCATCCGATGCGGCATCGTTCGCGGCAAGCCACACCTCGTCACCGAAGGTGATCGGGCGCCGCGCGACGATGCGGACTTCAATCAGTCCGGGGGACTCGGCGCGGTGCATCGTCGATGCGGACATGATGTCCGGGTGAGACGCCAGAACCGCGGAGCGGATCGCCTCGTAGTCTGGATTCGGCGTCACGGAGTCACCGGCCACTCGTAGCCCGCGGGCTTGCGGCCGAAGTTGCCGCGACGAACCACCGTCATCACGTCAAAGACTCCGTTGGCGAATTCCATCCTCTCCCACCGAACGGACAGCGGCTCCCTCTCCTGCCAAAACAACTCTCCGTCTCCCGGGACTCCGCTCCCCCACTCGGCCATCGACGCGCAGTTGTACCCGGCGACCTCTGCATCTATCGCCGCTGTTTCTTCGTTCATCACCGGGATGGCGAGATCCCAATGAAGGTTTTCGACCTTCCCCCACACATAGGACTCGTCCGCTCCGAGGCTTGGAAGGACGCGCACTCGCTGCTTATCTCCTACGCTGCGCACGCCACGCCAGAAATGCGCCTCAATGCGTCCCCTGCGCTCTGTGCTGATCTCAGTCATCCTCGCCTCTCCTCTGTGCGATGCTCAGCGAACCGCCGAAGCTGAACTTGGGCGCGGTGTGCTCAAGGTGCGCAAGTGCTTGCGACTGGCAGTCCACGTCATCGTCATGCGAGCCCATCGGGAACGCCGCGTGCTCGCCGATGTACTCTGCCAGCCACGGGGCGCCATCGGGCAACTCTACATCGCCGGCACGCTGCCATGGAAGCATCGCGTTGGCCCGCTGTTCCTTGCTTTGGTCGCTCGTCTCACCGGCAACCACGCCGGCCATCTTGTGAATGTTCCGCAGGCGGTCGATGAGCCCCGAGCCGTTGGCCTTGTCCTCAATCACCTTCTCGCGCGCCGCAGGCCACTTCGCGACCATCGACAGGATGGCCTGCTCTGTGCCGTCGAAATCCATCCGCGCGTGCGTGCGGTCCAGCAGGCATCGGCGCCGACCCGAAGCGCCCCACACATGCACGGCCACGAAGCTTCCCGCCTTCGTCTTTTTGAAGGTGGCATCGACGGACAGCATGACCCGATCCCATCGCTCCGGCAGTGGGTTGGCCGGGCCGTCGTAGCACCCCATCGGGCGCTGAGCGGCAAGGCTCGGCGCGGTGCCATCGGGCTTCCAGAACCGCCAGTCCTTCACCTTGAACATCCCACCACCCGGAGGGATGGGATCCTGCTGGTGCTGCGCCGCGAACATCTCCGGCGAACGCTTCGCATCGTCCACGACTTCACGCGTGAACAGCGACGGGAATAGCAGTTCCCCATCAACGGTCCGCGGGTCGCGCCAGAACTCGACGGTTGCCTTGTGTGCGGGCACGCCATTGGCCGGAACGTCGATGGTCCGGTGCGTGACGCATCGGCGCCGAGCGTCGAACTCCGTTGGCAAGCAAAGCTCGACGTAGCCGTTCGCCTTCGCCCATGCGGCGGGATCGTCCACGCAAAGCCGCTGCTGGATCATCACGAAAAACCCCGTCGACGGGTCATTGACACGCGACGGGATGATGTTCTCCAGCGCGTACACCGCGGCATCGCGAGCAGGCTTGCTGAGCACGTCCTTTGCTTGCAGCAGGTCGTCCATGACCACGCCATGCCCTCGCCAGCCTGTTACCGACCCGTCGACGCCTGCGCTGTAGCGAAAGCCCTTGGCGGTGTTCTCAAAGTACCCCTTGGCATCCTGGGATGCCGAGAAGATCCACCCGGCCGGAGCGGAGAACGCGCGCTGATACCACGCGGACTTCACGAGGTCGCGTTGCCGGTTCGCATCGCGGAGGGCGAGCCCAAGGTCGGAGGCGAGGCACACGAGCTGCCGCGTGGGGTCATTGGCCCACATCCACGACGGCCAGAACACTTCCGTCAGCAGCGACTTCGCGTGACCCGGCCCGATGGTGATGAGCAGCTTGAGGATTTCGCCCCGCGTGACGGCCTCTAGATGCTCGCACATCGCGTCGAGGTGCCACCCCCACCGGAGCGGGTCACCCGGCCGAACGTGCGGCCACGCCTGCTTCACGAACTCAGCGAGGCTCGCCTTCGCCTGTCCCGCTTGGCGCGTCGCCATGTCCGCCAGCGCCACCTGCTCCAGCTTCAAGAGCGCGGACGGGCTGAGCAGGCTCAACTCGAACGGCTTGGATGAATCGGATGAAGGTGCCAAGGTCGGCATCGCTCAGACTGCGCGTGTCGAAGTTGGGCAGCAGCGGCTCGCCCTCGGGGCCGGTGATGGCTTGCGCCGGCTTGCCGAACGCACGATCAAGGATGCTATTCGCGGCAAGGAGTTGAACGCGGTCATCTTCGCTCGACTCCATTAGCACCAACAGGCGCCGGACTGCATCGGGAGTGCGCTGCTTGGCGAGTGCTTCCGCCTCGCGCATCTCGGGGGTTTTCGGTGGCCTGCCCGACGGGTTGGCGTTGTTGCCGGGCAAGAAGATGTTGCGGGTTCCGGGTGGCATCTTCGATTAGGCACCGTGCGCGCACGCGCATCTAGTCATGCCCACGTCGCGATCCGCTTGTCAACCACAATCGACCGCTCCAAGCCTGACTGCCAATCCTTTGCACTGCCAGTGCAATAAACTCATGCACGTTTACAGTGTACTTGCGTGTTTTCTACTATGCAAACTTTGCATAGCTGTCCATGGCAGCGACGTGGAAAAAGTTTCCTATTGACACCCGACGGAGAGAGGTTCTTGGATTTTCTGCCGTCCCTGTCACGCGCCCGGTGCCGGACGGCGAACGCAGTGAGCGTCGAGCGCGCCGGCAGGTTGGGTGGAAAGATGCCCTCGCCGGGCTGGCCCCCTCGCCGGGGAGGCGCCCTACCGGGCCGGTTCCTTAGGGGAGAGCGGAAGATGACGGACTCAGAGAAGGCATACCGGGGCATCCAATACGCGCGGGCGCGCGTGGGCGAGCGGCCATGAACCGTCGCCGCTTCACCCGCAGGGACGCGAACCATGACGCCATCGCGCGGGCATTCCGGTCCGTCCCCGGCTGCATCGTCGAGGACTGCTCCGCGGTCGGCTCTCGCTGCATCCCAGGGTTCCCCGACCTGCTCATCCTGTGGCGAGGGCGCATCATCCCCGTCGAGGTGAAGGCGGACGGAGGGGTGCTCACCGAAGGGGAGTCGCAGCTCCATCAGCGATGGTCCGGGTGTGGGGTGCGGGTCGAAGTGGTACGGACGGCTGAGGACTGCTGGATGGTGCTAGGGCTTCGGCGGTAGAAACGGGGCGAGGATGCGCTGCACTTCGGCGAGCCTTGCGGCACAGTGGTTGCCGAACTCCTCGGGAGTCATCACCGTGACGACGGCGACCGTCATTACGAGGGCCGAGAGCATGCCACTGCACAGGGCGGCGTAGTCTCCCTTGGCAACCGTGACCGCGGCGAGCGACACGGCGGATTGAACTTCCAGTGCGCGCTGCGCTCTCGTCTCGTTTTCGAGCTTCGCGGCGATGTCCTTCGCGTTCATGGGTCGCTCCTCTTGGCAAGTTCAGCGTCGACGGCCGCGAAGAACGCTTCCTCCGCATCGCCGTCCAAGTCGGCGAAAAACTCCCGCTTCGCCTGTGCGGTCGGCACCGTCGCCACGGCGAGTCGCACGGCAACGATGGCCTCGTCCGTCGCGGTGACAACGTAGGACGTTCCTGCGAGGGTCCACGGAACGTCAACGGCTCTGTCGCTCATCGTCGCCTCAA